CCTAAATGGTATGACTCTTTAACTAAATACGAAAAAATACAATATAAAAAAATAATGAAAGAATTAGGAAAAAATATAAAAAGCAATAAATAACTTCCTTTTATTTAAACATTGTATATATTTATACCAAACACACACACTATGAAAAAACTAATTTTACTATTTTTATTGTTATTTTTTGTTAATCTAGCAGGAAATACACAATGTGACAACGGAACTAATTATTACCCTTCATCTGTTTACGATCCTGTTGATGGAACTTGGGGCTCTGCTACAACTTGTAATTGGGCAGGAGAAGTTATTCAAGTAAACATTGTATCAGGTGATCAATATGAGTTTTCTACTTGTGATGGGTCAGGAGGTGTTTTAGCCTCTTATGATACACAATTAACTTTAATTGATGAGTTGGGGGTTGCTGTTGGATTTAATGATGATTATTCAGGATGTAGTGGGTATACCTCATATATTAATTGGACAGCAAATTATACAGGTACTTTATATGTACATTTAAATCAATATAATTGTGCAACAAATCAAACTTGTACACAAGTAATGATTTTAAGAACTGATGGNTCAGGAGGTGGATCATTAGAATATACTGAAGTAGGAAATTCTGCTTCAACTGTTAATAATGGAAGAGTACCAACTTATGGTTATTATGATTATTCTTGGTCAGCTGCTTTATATCATACCTCAGATTTAGGCCCTGCCCCTATTATAATTGATAAAATGTCTTATGATGTTACTAATGTAATATCTTCTACTATGAATAACCAATCAATTTTTATGGCTTATACTGATGAATTAGAATTTCTTACTGCAGATTCTCCTGAAGATGGTAATGGTCCTTGGGATGGTTGGACAAAGGTATTTGAAGGTGATGTTACTTGGGAATATGGGTGGAATGAAATAATACTAGACCAGTTTTTTTATTATGATGGAAATAGAGGATTTATAATAAAATGGGTTAATAATGATGGGTCTTGGGATCCAAGTTATCCCTCATTTAGATATACCTCAAAAGCTAACACAGTAGTATATAATTACAATGATGGTACAGCTCCCCCTAATACAGGTTTTATTAATTTTTATAGACCTAATATGAGATTTAACCATGGGGGAAGTGCATTACCTATCACATTAATATCATTTGGTGCCGAAAGTAACAGCAATAATGGAGTTACTGTTGATTTTTCTGTTGCATCTCAAGTGAATAACGATAAGTTTTTAATAGAAAAAAGTAAAGATGCTTATGAATGGAGTCTTGCAGGAGAATTACCAGGGGAAGGAAATTCTAACACACAAAGAGATTATACTTTTATTGATAAAACTCCATTTGAAGGAATATCATATTATAGATTAACTCAAATTGATTATGATGGAAAATCCGAAACATTCTACCCAGTTTCAGTTAATATTACCCCAAACAAAGTTATTGGTTTGAATATTATACCAAATCCTGCTATTGATTTTATTAATTTAGAATTAGTTTATAGTGAGGGAGAGCATCCTGTTAACCATAATATAAAAATATTTAACTCTAAAGGTGAATGTGTGTATAAAATGTTTTACCTTGGTGAATTAAATGATTTCAGTATTAATGTCTCAAAGTATCCATCAGGTTATTACTTAGTTAAATCAAAAAGTGATAATTTAGAAGGAGAAGGTAAATTCATAAAAAAATAAATGATCGAACTAGTTATTTTAATTGTTGCTATAATTTTACTTTATCTTTTACTCCCCATAGTAGCCGCCTTTATGGTGTTAAAATATCTTTTTACTGGAAATAAACGAATGATTTCTGTTTGGTTTTATAGAACGGCTCGTGCAATAGATATATTTGCTAATGTTAATGGTGCTGATTTCTTCAGTGCCATTTTTATTATTGATGGTGGTTATAAATTTGGAAACCCCAAGGAAACCATATCATCAGTATTGGGCAAAAATCAGCGAGATAAAACGTTATCAATCGCGGGAGAGATATTACGATGGATGTTGGACCGAATCGATAAAAATCATTGTTTAAACTCGATAAATGATGAAGCTACTAATACTAAAAAAGACATATCTAAGTAATACTCCCTAAATACTTTTTATATATTTACCCTCGTTAATATTATTTAAATGAGGAAAAATATTTTAAAATCATTAGTAAGGGATAGAAAACTTACACCAACTGAAAAATTAGGATCTAGAATAGGTTATATGGGAGCTGGGTTGTTAATTGCAGCTCAATGGACTATTGAACCATTATTATATATTGTTGGGTTTATTTGTATATTAGTACAAGTTATTATACGTAAACAATGGAATTTAGTAGCTTTAAATATAAATGGGTTAGCAGCTTGGTTAAAGCATTTTTTATTTATTCTTGTTTTTTTATTAGTTTCTTGTAAAGAACCACAACATTTAACTCAACCTTTAAATTATAAAGATTTCCAAAGTTCTATTGATACTACTTTTAATTATTTAGAAGATATTAAAGATTGGATACATTTTCAAAAATAACTTGCACCATACTAGAATTTTTCCTATATTTATGGGTATGGACGTAAACAAAATATTTGGTATGTTTGGGGATGATGATAGAAAATCAAAAATTGATGAAATTGAATCCTTAAAAAGGCTGGAAGACTATCATGCTACACCTACATATAAAATAGGTATGTTCAAAAAAATGTTATTAAACCACAACACATTAAAAGATAAATTAATTAATATCTTTAAAACCCCTACTGATGAATTTAATGTAAAAGAAATGGAGGAAGTAGGTGAGTACTTAGCTTATAATAGAGCTTGGGAATACATCAGTGAATGTAAATTAGAGGAAGAATTGTGGCAAGATTCCTTAACAGTAATGGATGATGATCGTTTAAAAACGGCATTAAAAATGTCAATTCATTATTTTGAAGAGCGGGAAGAATATGAAAAATGTGCTCTTTTAAAAAAAATCGAACTTTTTCTTGAAGATAATTTGGATTAACATCCTTTATTCATTACATTTATGTCACGGGTTTGTTAGAAAAACGTGATTGAAAAAAGTGTGACAAGGTGACACACGGAATCACAAATAACATTCTGTTAAATTTTATAAAAAGTTATGAGACAAAAACAATTAGTACAAAATCGACTTAGAAAATTACAAGGTCAATTAAAAAAATTAGATATGAACATCCATAGGGGAGGTAGTAGAACTACTATTAATGAATCCCAAAAAGATGTTGAAGAAACTGTTCAAGATATAGTTGATATAATTGAAAGAGAAGATTAATATGGAATTAACAGCAGAACAAATTCAATCAAATTGGGAAAAATTTATAGGTTATATCAATACCTACATCTCAGATCCTCGTAGAGAAAAATTAATTGCTTTTTATACTAAACATGAAGATGAAGTAGCTATGATGCCTGCTTCTCATAAAAAAGCTTACCATAATGCATTTCCAGGTGGATATGTTGATCATGTTAATAGAGTTATTGAAGCTGCTTTAGAATTTAATAAAACATGGTTAATGTTTGGAGCCGAAGAAAATTACACAGTTGAAGAACTTGTATTTTCTGCTTTAAATCATGATTTAGGTAAAATGGGAGATGGTAAAGAATATGCTCATAAACTATCTCAGGATAAATGGCGTAAAGAGAATTTAGGTGAAATGTATACTTTCAATAAGAAATTATCTTACATGTCAGTTCCAGAAAGATCAATTAAATTATTAGTTGATGCAGGTATTACACCTACAGAAAATGAATGGTTATCTATTCGTTTACATGATGGGTTATATGATCCTGCTAATGAGCCTTATTTAAAAAATTACATGCCAGAGTTAAAACCTCGTACTTCTTTGATATTTATAATTCATCAAGCAGACTTAATGGCATCTAGAATAGAATTTGAAAAAGAATGGCTCCCCAAATTCAGTAATACTACTGAAAAAAAACAACCGTCTAAAAAATTAGATGTTAAAACTAAAGCTTTAGGTTCAATTAAAAGTGAAGGTTTAAAAAATATGTTAGATAGTTTATGATTGCTTTAATTGTTATTACCTGTATTTTATCTGTATTAGTTGTAATCTTAGGATTTACAACTTTTAATTTATTAAGAAAGAATGAAAAACAAGAGGATATCCTCTCAGAATATTTAAAATATTTAGATAATCTTTCTAGAACAATAGAAATCTCAGAGAAAAAGTTAAAAGAAATAGACAACAAGGGTACATTTAGTTCTGATGATGAGGTTGGGTTTTTCTTTAAATCCATCCAGGGAATTCAAGAAATCTTAAATGATTTTCAAGTAAAAAGACTAAAATGATTACCGTGGCTAAAAAAAGAAGACCTAAGAGTAAAAACTACTTTACAAAGGATACAGAAAATGCTATTGTTAGATATAACAATGAGCCTAACTCAGAAATAAGAAGTGACATTTATAGGGATGAAATCCATTATGCTTTTTTTAAATTAACAGAAAACATAATTCACACCTTTAAATTTTATTATACCGAAGTAGACCAAATAGAACATTTACAACATGAAGTAATAACATTTTTATTATCAAAATTACATTTATTCAACCCAGAAAATGGAGCTAAAGCATATTCATATTTTGGTACTATAACAAAAAATTGGCTTATAGTTTACAACACAAAAAATTATAAAAAACGTGTTCAAACTGCCCCCGTTGATGAATTATATAAAGATGATAATTATTCTTGTAATATAGAAGAAGGTCAAGAAAAAGATAAATTATCTATTTTTATAGACAGTTATGTTGAATATATTGAGAATAGATTTGATGTATTTTTTCCTAAAGGGAATGATTCACAAGTAGCCGATGCTATATTAGAATTATTTAGAAAAAGAGAAAATATGGAAATATTTAATAAAAAAGCTTTATACATCTATATTAGAGAAATTATGGCTACTAATGGTTTAGAGGTTAAAACACCTAAAATTACTAAAATAGCTAATAGATTATACGATTTATTTAAAGAAAACTATATATTTTATTTAGATACTGGGTATATAGACTTTGAAAGATCCTAACTAATCATATTTATACACGAATTAAACGTATAATTATGAGTCACTTAGATAAAAACATATTCGGTAAAAAATCCTACTCGGATCTTCTTAAAGAAATTTACGATAATCAAAAGAAAAAAGAATCACAAATTAGTGCATTAATCAATGAGTTAAAGCCATTAATCAGCGATATAGGTGATGCTACAATGATTGTGCCACTTATTAAAGAATACATGGAACTTGGCATTAAAAATGATGAAGCACTTATTAAAGTTGCTACTATTTTTCAACGTATATTTGCAAATGAAGGGACAGAAGATAATGGGTTTGGTATTTCTGAAGAAGAAAAAGAACAACTACTTTCTGAAATCAATAAATTGCAATTACCCCCTAAAAAAGAAGATTAATGGCTGGTGTATTAAATGGGAGATCTAAAAAAGTAAATTACCCTAGGGGGTTAAATTCTGTTGTAGATAAGATAAAATCTAAAATGTTAATTGTTAGGGTAACAGACATTATCCTTAATAGTAATCACCCACAATTTAATATTCAAGGAGGCTGGTCTAGTATAGGTACTATATTTTATGAAGAAAATGATTTACAAGGTTCTAATAATAACACAATAGCAAAACCTTTTTACCCACAAACTTCAGCATTTCCCTTAGTTAATGAATTAGTATTACTCTTTGCATTACCCAATAAAAATATAGGATCTAATACCTCAAATGAAAGTTATTATTATATTAATATGATAGGTATTTGGAGTAGTCCTCATCATAATGCTTATCCTAACCCTGTTCTTCCTGATATTCCATCAGCTAGACAAAAAGATTATTCTCAAACTCAAGCAGGTTCCCCTGTAAGAGAAATAGATGAAGATGGAACAGNACTTAATTTAAATTATACTAAATACCCATCAACGTTACAAGATACTTTTATTGAAAGAGGAGATATTCACCCTTTATTACCCTTTGCAGGGGATATTATATACCAAGGAAGATGGGGTAATAGTATAAGATTTGGAAGTACTGCTAAACCAATTAATTCAAGTGCTTTAAATGATTGGTCCTCAACTGGAGAAAATGGTGATCCTATTACTATTATTAGAAATGGTCAACCAACGGATGTATCCCCCCAAGGTTGGATTCCAATAACAGAAAAAATTAATAATGATTTAGCTTCTATTTACCAAACATCAACACAAAAAATACCCATTCAAGTAGCTAGTGAAAATTATAATTCATACAAAACACCCCCAAAAACACCTTCTCAATACACTAAACCTCAAGTTATAATTAATTCTGATAGACTAGTTTTTAATGCTAAAACAGATAGTGTTTTATTAAGTGCTGAAAAATCAGTTGGATTATCTTCAAATGATTCATTAAATTTTAATTCAAAAAATTATATTGTAGCCGCG